AGCCATCAGAGAATTGATTGAGTATGCTGATCTACAGCAGGGAAGTATCTCAAGATCAGAGTTTGAGAGATACATTCAGAAAACAAAAGACTACATAAAGTCAAATGGGAATCTGGTGGTAGAGATTGAATAACAAACTTTCTAGCCGTGAGAGACTACACCTAGCAAGGGTCAAAGAGATGCCTTGTGGAGTCTGTGGTCAGGCAGGGCCATCAGATGCTCACCACATTGAGCAGCACCAGCAGTATCTTTGTATTCCGCTATGTAAGGATTGCCATCAGGGTAGCCATAATGGAATTCATGGGCAAGCAAGAATTTGGTCGGTTTATAAGCATACAGAGTTGACTGTGTTAAACGAAACCCTGAGAAAGTTGATAGGATAGAGACACTCGTTGCCATGAGTTTTAGAGAGACTTGTTCTCTCTTTTTTTTTATGGGATAATGAACAAACTCCATGAGGATTGCCATGACAGGCTTGCTAGAACCATCCGTAAAGATTGAAATTGAAATACAAAGCCAAGAGAAAAGTGGCAAGGCTTGTCCTGTTGCTACAGGTGATGTAGAGGTCAATCTTGAGAATCGTCAGAAGGCCATCGACAAGGCTAACTATGGCCCAATGAATCCCAATGAGGCCAACATGGATTACTGGCGTGAGATCAGTAAGACTTGGAGAAACTCACCAGTTCAGGCTAAGAAGTCTCGCTGTGGTAACTGTTCAGCCTTTATCCAAACACCAAAGATGCTTGCTTGCATTGAGTCAGGCTTGGAGATGAATGGCGAGGAGATGGATGCTTGGGAAGTGATTGACGCTGGTGACTTAGGTTACTGCGAAGTATTTGATTTTAAGTGTGCTTCCAAGAGAACTTGTGAGGCATGGATTGCAGGTGGGCCAATAACCGAGGAAAAACATGGGAACGACAAATCAGCAAGCTCTGGAGATGATGCAGAAACTTATGCAGAAGAAGACTAAACCCATGCCTGTGCGTGGGGAAAGAACTGCAAAGAATAAAGCGAAGAAGCCTAAAAAATGATGGGCTTGTATGCAAACATCGCAGCAAAGAAAAAGCGCATCGAGGCGCAAAAAGCTGCTGGCAAGACTCCAGAGCGTATGCGTAAAGTTGGCTCGAAGGGTGCGCCAACTGCGGATGCGTTTAAGCAAGCGGCTAAGACTGCTAAAAAGAAATGATTAAACGAGGCTCAGAGCAGTTTTCTGGCTATAACAAGCCTAAGAGAACTCCTGACCATCCAACCAAGTCTCACGCTGTTTTAGCGAAGTCTGGTGAGGATGTGAAGCTGATTCGTTTTGGTCAGCAAGGCGTAAAAGGTTCTGCTGATGGCACGAAGCGTAACGAAGCGTTTAAGGCTCGTCATGCGGAAAATATCGCTAAAGGCAAGATGAGTGCAGCGTTTTGGGCAAACAAGGTTAAGTGGTAAAAAAACAACAGGTGCAGTTATGAAGATGACAAAAGCTGGTCAGAAAAAAGTTGGCAAGGTCATGGGTGAGTACAAAGAAGGCACTCTGCACTCTGGTAAGGGTGGCAAGGTTATTAAGAGCCGTGACCAAGCGATTGCGATTGCTATGGCAGAAGCTGCTAAGAAAATTGGCAGGATGAAGTAATGGCTGAACTTGGCGCATTTTTTGGTAATCCAAACATACAGCGTCAAGGTGCTAGGGCTAGAGCCTTGGCAGGACAGAGAGATGTCAACACATTGGCAGACCCTCGCACTTATGCAATTGTTCAGGGTTTGTTAGGAACTGCTCCTGACCAGATGGGGTTTAGTGTTCTAAATCCTGATTACGAAAAGATTAGAAAAGCCGCAGAGCCAGCGTTTGCTTTAGGGTCTTTGTTGCAAATTGCACCAATGGCTAAAGCCTTAAATGCGCCAGCAGCAGCTATTGGTAAAGCAGTCGGGCCAACTGTAGATAGATTGGTTACTCAAACGCTTGAGCGTGGTGGTTTACCTGCTGATATTTTGCGAGGTATGGTGCAAGGTAGCCAAAGTGCAATGCTACCGCCATCAAGATTTATTGGTAAGCCGCTTGAAGGACTTTTAAGCAAGGTTGATGTTGGCGGTGGTCGTATTGAAGAATTTGGAACTGACCAACGATTAGTTGATATTGCCAAAGACATAACCCAAAAAAAAGGTTTTGTTTATAGCCCTCAATTGAAATATGCCAATGTAGATGAAGCTAGGGCAAAGCGTTTGGCAGACGCTTATGACAAGATGGAAAACAATCCAAGCAACAAGGCTGTTAAAAAAGCCTATGACGCTATGATTGAAGAAACAATGGAACAGTATGAGGCACTAAGGAAAAAAGGCTATAAATTTAGTTTTATGCCTGAGAGTGGCGATATTTATGGCAATCCAAGAAACGCCATTAACGATATTGTTCAAAACCAAAGATTGTCTGTTTTCCCAACAGAACAAGGTTTTGGTTCTTTGGTGGAGGCATCACAAGCAAACCCATTACTAATGAAAATTGGTGAAAAATGGGGTGGCAAAGATGTCACAGCTAATGATGTGTTTCGCGCAGTCCATGATGTATTTGGTCATGGCAAACATGGTGTTGGTTTTCGCGCAGGTGGTGAAGAAAACGCTTTCCAAGCTCATGCAAGGATGTATTCACCAGAGGCATTGCCAGCCGTTACATCGGAGACTCGTGGTCAGAATTCATGGGTAAACTATGGCCCATTTGGTGAGTTTAATAGAAAAGCCTCACCCTCTGAAACAATATATGCAGAACAAAAAACAGGCATCATGCCTGATTGGACATACATAGAAGGTTTGCTTAAATGATAGTGCAGTTGTTTATTGCTGTTACAGAGTTAATAGCAATATGGTTACTCCAAGACAAACGAGAAAGCCACAGAAAGTTTGCTCCGATATTTGGCTTGCTTGGCCAGCCATTCTGGTTCTATTCATCATTTATGGCAGACCAATGGGGTGCATTTATACTATGCTTCTTTTTTACAGCAGCATGGATTAAAGGTCTTAAAGACTACTGGCTTACAAAAAGAGAGCAAGCACTAACAAGCGAGCAATACTTTGAGTTAATTACTGATGCTGTTGAAAAAGTAGAAAAAGGTAGTAAACTAGATCAAAAGGACTACATCAAGAGAGTTTTGAGAGAGGCTCTTGGTATTCGATAATTAACCTTGACCAACCCTAGAGGAGTCAAACATGATTGAAAAACAATCAAACCTTTCAAACCGAGGTGGCGCACGAGATGGCGCAGGAAGACCTAAAGGTAGCCTAGACAAAGGTAACGCTGTCATCAGAGAGATGATCTTAGAAGCACTAGAGGGTGCTGGTGGTGTTGCATATCTAATCGACAAAGCAGAGAGCCATCCACAGGCTTTCATGGGACTAATCGGTAAAGTCTTACCACTTCAGGTAACTGGAGAAGAAGGTAAAGACATTCAGATAAGTGTCCAATGGCAGAAGTAATCGAGATAGCCTACAAACCCAGAGAACAACAACTTGCTATCCATGAACTGATGGACAGTAAGCGTTTTGGTGTTGTTGTTGCTCACAGACGTATGGGCAAGACTGTCTCTGCTATCAACCATCTAATCAAGGAAGCTATCCTCAACCAAAAGGAAGCCCCTAGATACGCTTATATAGCCCCTACATATGGGCAAGCCAAGCGAGTGGCATGGGACTACCTTGTGAAGTATGCAGAGCCTCTAGGAGGCACTAGCAATATCTCTGAACTAAGGGTGGACTTCTGGGGTAGACGCATCCAGTTATTTGGCTCAGACAATCCAGAAACACTCCGTGGTCAATACTTTGATGGAGTAATCCTAGATGAGATTGGCGATCAAAACCCAAAGATATGGACTGACATTATTCGCCCTGCACTAGCTGACAGGAAGGGGTGGTGCTTATTTATCGGGACACCAAAGGGACACAACCACTTTAAAGAACTGCGAGACAGAGCAGAAAAGGAAGATGGATGGGGTTTACTTGAGTTCAAAGCCTCAGAGACAGGTGTAGTGGATGACACAGAACTGAAGGCTGCTCGAAGTGAGATGGGTGAGGATAAGTACCGCCAAGAGTTTGAATGTAGCTTTGACGCTGCCGTAGAGGGTTCTTACTATGGGCAAATCCTCAACGAGTTAGAAGACAAGAAGCATATGCAAGAGATTCCTTGGGAGGAACTTAGCAGAACCTTTACAGCTTGGGACTTGGGTATGGGTGACTCTACGTCTATCTGGGTAGCTCAGTTAGTAGGTACAGAGATCAGATTGATCGACTACTATGAGAATCATGGGGTGGGACTAGACCACTATGTAAAGTGGATTAAGGACAACGACTACTCAAAAGCCGAACATATCTTGCCCCATGACGTTAGGGTCAGAGAGTTAGGCACAGGTAAGAGCAGACTAGAGATGCTTGAGGAAGCTGGCCTAGAGATCAATATAGCCCCAAGGATGAGCCTAGATGATGGCATCCAAGCAGTTAGGCGTATGCTGCCTAGGTGTTGGTTCAATATGCCAAAGGTAGAAACAGGGCTGAACTGCCTGAGAAACTACCGCAGAGATTACGATGAGAAGCGTAAGATATTCTATGAAAGACCACTTCACGATTGGTCTAGTCATGGAAGTGATAGCTTTAGATACTTAGCCCTCGGAATTGATGAAGGTCATAGCACTTGGGATAAGCCGATTAACAAACTACCGAAATGGATTGTCTGATGTATGTAGAACGCCAAGGGGTTAATCATGCCCCAAAGATAAAAGAACTTGAAAATCGCATTGAACTATTGGAAAATGTGGTAAAAGCATTACAATTGGACAAACCCCGAATGGGTCGCCCTCCAAAGGAAAAACATGGAAACGAACGACTTGAAGTCGATACTACAAGCTGAGATTGACGACTCGATTGGATTTATTGAGAGCGAGACAGTCGAGCAGCGTAAGCAAGCATTAGAGGCTTATCTACGTTCTCCTTACGGGAATGAGGTCGAAGGCAAGTCTCAGATCGTTACAGGTGAGGTAGCAGAAGCGGTTGATGGTGCTTTGCCATCCTTAGTTCGTATCTTTACAGGCTCAGATAACATTGTTGTGTTTGAGCCACAAGGCCCAAGGGATGAAGCCTCTGCCAAGCAAGCTACTGACTACTGTAATTGGGTGTTTAGTAGGGATAACGAAGGTGTAGCCATTCTCCATGATTGGTTCAAAGATGCTCTTTTGCAGAAAAATGGCGTAGTTAAAGCCTATTGGGAAGACAAAGAAAACATCACCAAAGAGCGTTACTTCAACTTGTCTAACGATGAGTTGGCAATGCTTATGTCTGACGACACAATGGAGATTGTCGAGCAAGACACAGAAGAATTCCCTATCCTAGACCAAATGGGTAATCCTGCGTTTGACCAGATGGGTCAGCCAATGATTAACCAAGTTCACAACGTAATGGTGCAGCAGAAAAAGATGGTCGGTCGGGTTCGCATCGAGAACGTGCCTCCAGAGGAGTTCTTGATTAGCAAGAAGGCTAGAACCATTGCTGACAGCCCATTCGTAGCACATCGTCAAATGTTGACTCGTAGCACATTGATGGCTATGGGCTTTAACAAGAAGCAAGTTGAAGGTCTGCAAATGGGTGATGCTCTTGCATACACTCCAGAGCGTGTGGCTCGTTTCTCTGCTGGTGAGCAACCTTACCAAGTACAGACTGATGACCCATCTATGCAAGAGATTGAGGTCTTTGAGTGCTATGTAAAGACTGATGTAAATGGTAAGGGTATTGCCTCACTCGTTCAGGTGTTCTACGCATCTAACGAGATTCTTGAGGATGCCAAGGGTAAAGAGATGGTCGAGGAAGTTGACTACGTTCCTTTCCACTCTATCTGCCCCATCCCAATCCCACACAAGTTCTTTGGTAACTCACTTGCTGACAGAACCACAGACATTCAGCTAATCAAGACTACGATTACTCGTCAGATTCTGGATAACCTCTATCTGACAAACAATGCACGAGTAGTCGCTGTTGAGGGTCAAGTAAACCTAGACGATCTGCTTACATCTACCGCAGGTGGTGTTATTCGTGCCAAGTCTCAGGGTGCTGTAACTCAGTTGGCTGTACAGAACGTAGCCACTGCTGCTTTCCCAATGCTTCAGTACTTGGACACAATGCAATCTAAGCGTACTGGCGTATCTGATGCCTCACAGGGTTTAGACCCATCTATCTTGCAGAACGTGACTGCTGCTGCTGTTGCTTCTATGCAACAAGCTGGCGCAGGTAAGATTGAACTGATGGCTCGTTTGTTTGCTGAGACAGGTGTTAAGTCTCTGTTTAAGGGCATCTTGCATCTCTTATGCAAGTACCAAGACAAGCCTCGTTTGGTGCGTATGCGTGGTGAGTTCGTAGAGTTTGACCCTCGTACATGGGCTAACCAGTACGATGTAGCGATTAACGTAGGTTTGGGTGCTGGTAACAGACAAGAGCAAATGGCTATGCTAAACATGGTTCTTGCCAAACAAGAGCAATTGATTGGTCAGTACGGCCCTGCTAATCCTTATGTCTCCCCTGCTCAGTATCGTTCTACTTTAGGTCGAATGGTTGAGTTGGCAGGATTTAAAGATTCTGGTGAGTTCTACAAAGCAATCACACCAGAGCAAGATCAGCAATTGTCTAATCCTCCTCCTCCACAACAACCTCAGATGCCTCCAGAAGTTCAGGCATTGATGCAAAAGACTCAGGCTGAGATTCAGGCTAACCAACAAAAGGCTCAAGCTGATATGCAACTGCAACAACAGCAAATGCAGATTGATATGCAGATGGCTCAACAAAAGGCTGGTCTTGAGATGCAATTACTTCGTGAGAAAGAAGCGGCTAAGTTGCAATTAGAGCGTGAGAAACAACAGGCTTACTTTGCTATGAAGCAACAAGAGTTTGAGGTTGAGGCTCAACTAAAAGCAATGAAGGTCGGTGCTGGTATCACTTCTAACGTAGAGATTAAGGGTTAATCATGTCAAACATTGATAATCTCATTAAGCAGATTCAATCTCAAGGCACTACCTCTAAATGGACAGGTGGCTATGGTGTTGATGCGGCTACCAAAGACATGGCTCGCATCTTGGATAGCATTGGGATTACCGACATTAACCAGTTTGGCCCTGTAACCAAGCAAGTTGAGTTATACATGGGTGAGGGTGTAGATGGCACTCCAATCTATCAAACTCAAGAAGAACAAACCTTTGGAAACAAGATAACTGGTCAAGCTGTTCCAGTTACTTATAGTGATCGTCAGACAGGCAATGCTTTTGGTGGTACTTTTGAAGGCAAAGGTAACACAGGCTATCGAGTAGATTTCACTCCTGATGGCAAGCCAATTTTCTACACTACTGGCGCATCTAGTTCTAATGTTGTTGAAAAGATTAAACCATTTGCACAAATGGCTTTGTTGGCTGCTGGTATTGGTGGTTTGGAGTCTTTAGGTTTAGGTGCTGGTGGTGCAGCCGCAGGTGGTGCTACTGGATTGGGTGCTGCTGGTATGACAGCCGCAGAACTTGCACAATTAGACTTAGCTTTAGGTGGTATTGGTGGTTCTACTGGTGCTACTACTCTTGGTAATGCTTTGTTGACAGGTGCGTCAGTACCGACTATTACAAGTTTGACAGGTGGTAGTGGTCTTTTAACAGGTGCAGCAGGTGGTATTACTGCTGAATCAGTAGCTGCTAAGTTGGCTGAAGGTGCTACAGGAATGGGTAG